ACACTTAAATTTAAAACCTCTTGCAGAATATTCACCATTCGCAAAAACATTAAATTGTGTAAAGTTTGCACCATATGAACAGGATGTACCGCTTGATATTGTTGCACTAGTACTTGCTGTAACTGTAAAAGCATCAGTTGAAACTGTTTTGATTTCATAATTACCATCTGTTGCACCACCAGAGGCGAAATCTATTACAACAAAATCTCCAACAGAATAACCATGCGAACTTTTTGTGATTGTAATAGTAGTCCCGCTTTGTTCGTAGATAGCTGATACAGAAGTTGCAGGGTCAATATCTGTTGATGCAACTAGTAATTTTGCATTTACATTTTCTGCGGTATCCCCATCAAAATCAGTCCATGTATCAATATTTGCAGTTCTTGAATCAATAAGTTCATTTGGCAAAAGCCCAGCAGTTACAAATCTACGTTTTAAAATAAGGTTAAATTTTGCACCAAGATCAACAACATTTTGAAATTCATAAGAACCTGTTGAAGATATTGGCCCTGTTGTAATATCAGAATGACCAGCAAAATCAAAGTTAGTTATATTATCAAAATCTGTTATATCATCAATTAAAGTTGTACCCTGTAAAACTAAACCATCTAAGGTTGAATCATAAAATGTATTTACTTTAGTTCCTTGAAATGGTGGTGAATCAGTATCCTCTCTTTCAGTTAAAATAACTTGATGTGGTTGGGAATCTGGTTGTGTGACTATAATTTTTGCTGCATTTTCAGAAAGATTACCACTATCATCTTTAAATTTTATTAGATAAGTCCCTTTTAAATATCCAACAAGAGTTTCAGAAATATTACCCGCAAGTGCTGGAATAATTTCTGTTGCATTTGAAAAAGTAGCATTAGTTCCTGTTTCTGGTGTATGCCTGACAATAACATTTCCACCATGTAAAACATCTACATCTGTAGATTGAGTAAATCTCAATCTTACAAATTGTTCAGAAATTGGTTCAATAGTTAGATTTGAAGGGTCTACTGGTAAAGCTGTTTTTCCAGCAGCAATAAAAGTAAAATTTGAAGTACCACTGCTTAATTTACCTAAACTATTTACAGACTTAACTGCAAAAGTATAAGTTCCTAATCTTGATTCAAAAAGCTCAAAACTAGGTCTTGCAACCCTTAATCTCTCTGGATTATCATTTTCATATTGAAATTCTAGTAAATATTCTTTAACTCCCTGTACTGGTTCCCATGCTACAAATATTTTTGATACGGCTCTGTTATTTAAAACAACAATCTGTTCTGTTGCTGTTAGGTTACTCGGAGAAGGTTTTTCATCTAATAAAGTTGTTATTGTTCTTGGGTTAGCAGCAACAGTTGTATCCTCTACCTGTGCATATTTATTTGTATCGTGTATTACTGCTGTGATTGTATATTCTGAATCATTTTTTTCTTCTATAGAAACAACACGATAAATTTGAAATTGAACAGAAGTATTTTCTATCGCCCATATACTGTTAGCTAAAGGGGCAGAAGAAAAAGCAGAAGAAACCGTTATAGTAGTGCCACTTATAGAGCTAATTGACCTAGTTTCGACTGAACCATCAGATAAAACAACTGATAATGTAGCAGAATTTTCACTTGTTAAATCAGTATTATTTGCATCATCTACAACAATTGTTGTTGTATCAGTAACAGATTTAATACGACCACCTCTTCTAACCCCTGCCCTTAATGAATCGGCGATAGCAATGATTGTAGAAGGTCTTACGATTACACCAGCTTCTAGAGTAGTCGTAAAAGTAACGACCTCAGATTCTTTTAAATTAGAATATAAAAACCAACGACCCAATCTATTAGCTTGACCTCTTGAAGTACAGGCAAAAGCTTTTAAAGTTTTTCTTGTTCTACCAAATTTTGTTATAGAACCAGACAAGGCTGTAATGTCAGCAGTTGTTACAAGTTCAAAATCTATTGTCTGAGTATCATTATCAAAATAAGCAACTTCTACTTCTGTATATTTTGTTCTCTGTCCAACTCCTTGATAGTTAAATCCTTCTTCTGTAACATTTGAATTATTAAAAACATATTGTGCATCTGATGTATTAGTTGATGTATTAGTTGGCCTGTCCTGAGAAATCTGCAAACTACCATTGCTATAAAATGGCATCGCGTTCATCACAGAACATAAATCATTTATCAAGGAATAGGCGTCATTTTTTTGATTGAGAATTACATTACAACTAAATCTTGGTTCTGTTGTTTCAGTTATAGGGTCTGTAATTAATTCACTCGCATAAGCACTCGCAGAATAAAAACTAAAAACATCTAATGTATCTTCATCAATAATCCCGTCTGTACCACCAAAACCTTTATCTGTTGTCAATATGTCATATAAAATCCATGCGGGGTCAGAGCACCATTCCTTGTCTGTTTTAAAAGTACCATTAAAGGTATAACTGTCAGGGTAAATGACTCTTCCATTATTAGTATCTATTGTTGTATCATGGGGTACTTTAATTTTTGTGCCTTTGATACGATACATACGCTTTGGATAGCTTTGAAATTCCTGTGCATTAAATCTTATTCCAACATAAGCAAAACCTTGATAAGCACTTGTATCTGTATTTATTTCAGTTAATGATAAAAAATTTGTTTTGTTTTGTAATGTTGCTTCTGCACTATCATCCGTATTCCTTATAACTGTTATTGAAACAGGGAAACTCATTGTTTTTTCAAACTTAATTTCATAATCTTTTACAAATGGACTTGTGGCCTTACCATCTATAGAATCTTCAACAACAGGATTATGAATAATACCATTATTTTCTACAATTTGAATCGATATTTTTACTTCTGTACCAGTTATATCTCCGTCATCTTTGAAATTTTGTAAACTTGGGATTTGAATTGTTATTCTTATCTTGTCGACTGTAGTATCTGTTATTGATCTTGTAACAGGGGTTGCTTTTGTAACTTCGACAGCTACGGGAATAGTATTTTCTATTGCATTAATTTCTTGTAATGATGTTTGATCTGATGCTCCATTTTTAAAAAAAACTTCTACATCTGAAAAATTTTCTTCACCGTTTGCATTTTGCAAAGGTGTACCATCAAGAAAAACATTTTTTCTAAATGTATCAGTACCAGAACCACCTTCATCAAAAATTGAATCTATTTCACCATATCCAAGTAAATCTAATACTGTCGCAAATTGTTTACTTCGCAGACCACCGTCTATAAGGTCAGGATCAACTACCTTTCTATCGGTTCCAAATAATTGATCATCAACTAATCTAGGCATCAGGTTATGCTCTTAACAACTTGTGTAGAATCAGTACCCGAACTAATTATAATTGAACCGCTAAAAACAAGACCATAAATTATAGGTATTGGAACACCACTTGAACTTACATTCTGGATGCCGCTAAACGAATATGACCCTCTTATTGATGGATCAATATCACTTACACTTGAAACATCAGGAATTGGAATTTGTGGTGATAAAAGGTCAGTAACACCTCCTATTATCATTGTAGTTCCAATTGTTGTTAATGCTGTTGTTAAAACAGTTCCAATAACACCACCAACAGCAGCACCAACAGCACCTGCACCAGCAGCAGCAGCAATACCAGCAACAATTTTAAGCACTGATCCTGTAGCAACTGGTATTATTTGAATGTCACCTTGTCCAGACATTGAAAGATATTCTTCTGTGATTACTCTACCGCCCATTTTTACTTTATAAATTTGATCATTCATATGTTTTTGTATTCCTTCAAAATTTGCAATCAAGAAACTCATTGCCTGTTGTGGTGACTTTACAGCAGCCATAAGATATGACTTCCCTAAAAATTTTCTTAACTTACCATATACTTTAATTTTTTTAAGACGCATATCTGTAAACCCCTCTTAGTGCCTGTTGATATCTTAGGTCAAAAGGTTCTCTACAACTCAATGCTTTTATATTATGAATTAAAATCATGTTATCACCTATATAAACAGCAGTATGATCTAAATTACCCGTAAGAGATTCAAAAAGCAAAACATCACCAGTTTTAATATTTTTATTAGATTCTTGTTTTACAAACCCACCTAAAGGTAAAGCTTTTTCAAATTCTGGATTATTTATAAAATCTTTTAATTTTTTAGGTCTTTTCCAATCCATTAATTTTATATTTTTTGTTTCTAAATACCAATCAGAAATTATACTCCAACAATCATATTTTCCCCAGATAAATTTTCGCCCAATCAATGAAGGTGCTTTCCAACCTGTAGGCTCAAACGACTCCCAATGATCATGCTCAATACTATAGATATAATATGGAAACCCAAGATGTTCACAGGCTGCCCTATCTGTATCTGATGGTGTCGCAGCCCCTACAGGATGACTATGTATTACACCAATAATTTCTCCTGTATCTTCACATTCAGCCCAATCATCAGGGTCAAGAATAAAAAATTCAAATTTTCCCTCTGCTAAATTTTTACAAGGCCAAAAAGTTTCTTTCCCTTTGATTATTGCAAGCAAACCACAAGCCTCTTCTGGTGCTTGTTCTTTTGCATATCTGATAAAAAATTCTTTCCAAGTCATAATTAAAAATTAACAAAAGTTCCGACCCCTGCAAAGTCGGCCTTTGTTACAAGTTTTTTCGGTGCGGAAACACCAAACAGATCCCT